TCCTACAAATAATATATCATTAGTAGAATATTGGGATTATACTGCATGGGTTTCAATGGCAGTTGGTGAATATCAAGTTCTTGGCGAAACTACCAAAAAGGTATACATGACTAGCATATATAATAACGAGTTTAGGTTTACTTACACTTGTGGTTATGCTACAACTCCTACAACAATGAAGACTGCCCTTTTAAAGATGGTTTCAGACCTATATGAGTACAGAGAGTCTTCAGTTGAGGCAACCAAGCCTTCAGCTAATTTGATGACCGCATACGAGCTTATGAAGCCATTTAAACGTATAAACGTTATTATCTAATGATAGGAAGATTAAATAATAGAATTACTTTTAATAGTAAAACTAGCGTAACTGATAATGCAGGAGGATTTGTAAATACTCTTGTAGCTTATTATACTTGTTGGGCTCAAATAGTTAGAGATGGCGAAAGCAAGACTAATTTGGTAGAAAAAGATTCTATAAATAATGAAATTACATTTAGAATAAGATATACTACTTCAAAAGTATTTGATAATAAATTAGTTATATCATTTAAAAATAACTTATATCTAATCAATTCAGTCATAAATGAATCTGATCGTAATCAATATTTTTTAATTGGTTGTTCAACAATGAAATAATGGCTGCATTTTCAATGGGTATAACTGGCTTAGACACTCTAAGAGCTAAGTTTTCTAATGCTTCAGAAAGATTAGAGAAGCACGTTGCAGAGGCTATAAATCAAACTGTTGTTAATATTCAACAAGATGCTAAAGCTGAAGTAAAGGTAAAAACAGGTGCATTACAAAGAAGTATAACACATAGGAAAACAGATAAAACAGGCACAGCTTATGTAAGTGCTGGTAATAAGAATGTTAAATATGCTCCTTATGTAGAGTTTGGAACAAGGCGTAATATTAATTTACCTGCACTTATTAATATAACCCCAAGTGAGCAAAGTAAATTTGCTAGGCAATATATAGTACAAAGCCCTAAAAAGTTTACCAATCAGGCAACTAGACCATTTTTGATGACCACTTTTGATAAGAGGTATAGTCAACTTATATTCAAGATTAAAGAATTTAAGATATAAATATATTTCGTTAAATTTGTACAAAATCAATACCATGACAATTACATTAAACGAAGAGCAGGTAAAACAATTAGACGCATTCATCCAAGAATTGCCAACTAAGTATGGTTTACCTTTAACTCAGTTCTTATCAAAACTTGCTCAGGAGCAAAATCCTGAAGAAGTAAAAGCTGAAACAGAAGCTTAATGAAAGATTGCGGATTAGCTATACGAAAGGCTTATGTAGATAAGTTAGCATCACAAAGTTTTTCTTTGGGTGTTTACGATACTATTGCACCTGACGAAGTACAGCCTCCGTTCTTAATCATTAGTAGTCAAACATCAGTTGAAAATAGTGACAAGCAGAGTTACAACTTTGATGTTACTCTTCAATTTGATATTGTCTATAGAACATTTAAGTCAGGTGAAGTAGGGCAGAAATCGGTAGACCAGTGGGCTAACGAATTGTTAGAGATCATAGGCGTTAATGTGCCAAATTACCCAAGTGCTTCTCCTGACTTTAAAATAGTCACTCGTAGAATGTCATCAAATGAAGCTACCTTTGATTATGTGGATGAGGCTTATGTGTTTAAAAGAGTCATTGTATTCGAACATTTTGTAACTCAAATATTATAAAAAAATTAAAATAAAATAAAATGCCAACAACAGGAATTTTTAACGGTACAAACCTAGTAGTTCTAGTAGGAACTGAAGTTGTAGCTCACTCTACATCTTGTTCTTTATCAGTAAGTGCAGACTTACCAGATTCAACAACTAAATCAAGTGGTGGATGGGCTGATCAAATTGGTGGATTAAAGTCTTGGTCTTTAACTACAGATGGTCTTGCAACAGTTGATCCATCAGGTGCAAGTTATATTGTAGGAGATATTTTCACTGCGTGGAATAATAGAACAGCAGTTACTGTTAAGTTTACTACAGTAAATGGTTCAACTCCAATAGTAGGTGACTTGATTTGGTCTGGTCTTGCATTTATAGAAAGTTTGGATATTACTGCTGACATGGAATCACCAGCAACATATTCAGTTTCTTTTACAGGAACAGGAGTATTGACTCAGGCTACTAACGCATAATAACACCAAAAACACCAAAATATGAGAGGACATTACGAACTAACCCTTAGTGATGGGTCTAAAATACCTATGAGGTTTTGTACATGGTCTTTAAAAAGATTCTGTCAAATTCAAGGTATATCACCTGCTGAAATAGGAGATGCTTTATCTGGAGAATCAACTATTGACGCTATTGTAAATTTGCTTAGATCAGCAGCAGAGTATCCTTTATACAAAGAAGGTATTACTCCTAGCTTTACTGATTTAGAGGTTTGTGATTGGATAGATGATATTGGAGGTATTGCAAGTACTAAACTACAAGACATATTTAAAGTATTGTCAGAAAGTATGGTAAGTGGGGTTGATGATACACCTTCTAAGAAAGGCAAGAGTTCAGATGTAAAAAAAAATTAGAGTGGATTGATATTGAAAGATATACAATGGGGGAGTGCCAAGTGCTTCCCCATTTGTTTTGGGATATGACGATGGCTGAGCTAGATTTTATTTGGTATGGTTACCGACATAAAGAAGAACAAGAATGGTTAAGAGTAAGATGGCAGACTACACTTTTAATTAATATTCAGCTACCAAAGGGTAAAAAGATTATGCCTGAAGAGCTTTTAAAGCTTGACTGCGATAATCGTAACTTTGTGAAACAAAGAGTAATGAGTAATGAAGAATTACAAGAGGTACTAAAGAAATATAATAATGTTAAACCTATAGGATAATGGCAGTAGAAGAATCAATTAAAATTAAGATACAGGCAAACGCAGAAGAATTTAAAATTGTTGCTGGTATTATTAATACAGAACTAGGTAAACTAGGTAAGAACTTTGAAATATTAGAAGGTAACATAAAGCAGACTTCTAATGCCATGAAAGGCTTTGATGGTTCATCTAAGAAGTTTAACAAGGGTATAATGAGTATCTCATTGATACTACAAGATTTACCTTATGGTTTTAGAGGTATTCAAAATAACATCCCTGCATTAGCTCAGGGATTCGGTGTTTTATATTTAGCTATATCTGCTGTGACAGCAGCAATGACATATTTTGTTATGCAAGGAGATAATATGTCTAAAGACACAAAGAAGATATATGAAACATTTAAAGAGTTTATTAATGGTGTAGTTAATGAGGTTTACAATACATTAAAACCTGCGTTTGATTCAATAGTAAAATCAATTATGTTTTTATGGGATATGTTTGGTAATAATCTTATTAACCAATTTAAATATATATGGGAAAATTTATTAGCTTTTACTAAAATAGCTGGTAATATTTTAGCCGAAGCATTTAATTTAGTTACAAGTGTTATTAAAGGTGATTGGAGTAAATTTGGAGAATCATTATTAAACATATTTAAATACGCATGGAATGCTATAGTTCAATTTTTATCATTTAGTTTAAAAATGGTAGGAAATGCAATAGGTGCTTTTACAAGAATATTTAACAAAGATTTAGGTGATACAATAACTAAATCAACAGAATATACTGCTAATAAATTTTCAGAGGAATTTAAGTTTGCATTTAAAGAAGTAGAAAAAGCTGGTAAAAAAATTGATGTATTTTCTTTATTTGGTGGCAAAAAGAAGAAAGGAGGAGAAACAACTAAAGAATCATTTAAGGCTGATACCTCTAATTTAGATTTACTAAAAGCTCAAGAAAACTACTATAAGGATGATTTATTTATGCGTAGATATTACGCATTAGAAGTTCTTAAAGAAGAAGAGAAATTAGCTTTAATGGAAGCTATTTTTAATAAGTCAAGTATTGATACTTTATCTAATATTGCTGAACAGTTTAAGATTAAAAGACTTGCTGTTGAAAAATCAACGCTTGAAGGTATCCAACAAATTAGAAATGATGCAGCAGATAGAACAACCAAGTTTAATAAAGAAGAGCTAGAGAAGGCTGAAAAGATACAAAAAGAACTATTAGATAGATCAGTATATTATACCAATCAAAGAATTAAAGCTGTTGAAACAGAGGCAGATGCTTCTATAAGAGCTAATAGAGGCAATTACCAAGCACAAAAACAAGCATTAGAAGATGCTATTGTAAAATTAGGTGTGTTCAGAATGGCTGGTATAGGCGGTGCAGAAGGTATGCTTAAATTAGATGAGGCAATAGGCAATAACAAAGCTAAGATTGAAGGTTTAGTAAATCCTTTGGAACAATTAAACCAAACACTACAAAGCACATTTAATCAATTAAATATTGATTTATTGTCTACGTTTGGAGAACAATTAGGACAATTAATGTCTGGTAAAGAATTTGATTTTACAGCATTAGGAAATATTTTAGCAGATGCTTTATCATCAATAGGTAAAGCACTTATTGCTTTTGCTGTTACTAATGGTGCAGCTCAAGAATTATTTAAGAATCCTGGTACATGGCCAGCAGCTATTGTGGCTGGTGTTGCAGCTATTGCAGCAGGTGCTTTTTTAAAGAATAAAATAAATAGCCAAAAAGCTACAGCATTTGCTAATGGTGGTATCGTATCAGGACCAACTATGGGTCTTGTAGGAGAATATCCAGGTGCTGCTAATAACCCTGAGGTTATCGCACCTTTAGATAAATTAAAGTCAATGATTGGTGGCGGAGGAGGCGGTACATTTGTACTTAGAGGACAAGATTTATTATTGGCTACAAATAGAGCACAAAAGGCATCTAATCTAAAAGGACAAAATATTAGCTTAGCATAATGGCATACGGATTAAGATATACATTAAGTCAGATACTTAAAAATGGTAATTCTCAAGTTATTGAAATATATCAAGAGGATTATGTAGGTAGTGTAAAAACATACATACCAACATCTATAAGTTTAAGACCTAACTCATCAAACGAATATCCATATCCTGCTATTATATCAACTCAGTTAGAGTTTAGTTTTTTACTTGAAACAGAAGATGACTATAATCAATATCCAAATGTATTATCATCTAATGCTAGATTATATTATGTTTTATTAAAAGAAGCTTCTACAGTAATATGGAGAGGTTACTTATTTAATGACTATTCTGAAGTAGGATTTTCTACAGGATTATCTCAATCATCTTTAATTGCTATAGATGGTATATCTTTTTTGCAAGATCAAGAATATGTAGTAGATAATAGTATAAATTCATTAGCACAGCATCTTGATATAATTGGTATTGCTTTAAGATATCTTGGTTATCCTTCTGATTTATATTTAAATATAGCTTGTTCATTTTTTGCTGATGGTATGCAAAAAAGGGCTGATAATATATCAAATGAACCATTTAGTCAGATATATCAATATAGAAGAGATTTTGTAGGAGTTAGTTATTATGATATACTAGAAAATATACTTAGAACGTTTAACTGTAGAATGTACCAAGCTAATGGAGATTGGTATATATCTGCGACTATGGAAACTGCTGCATCAACAAGATATTTTACAAGATATTTAATTGGACCATCTAGTATAACAATAGATTCATCAGGTGTACTTAATAATACTATTAATATTGCACCTTATACAAGCAATAATGTGCATTTTATCAATAACTCTCAAACTAAAATATTAAGAAAAGGTTTTTTTAATGTAGAGGTAAGAAGTGAATATAGGAGTCCAATTAACCTTATACACAATGCTGATTTAAAAACTATAACAGGAACTGCACCTAATATATCAGCAACTGGATGGAGAACTACTTTAACTGGTACAGCAGCAGCGACTGTTATTGATGACCCTGCTCAACAGTTAAATGATTATAGTTTAACTGCTGGAACAGGCATTGCTGACTTAGAAATACTACAAATAATACAACCATACGTTTACACCCCTTATATGGGTGGTTTCCCAATTACTTTTAGCTGTGAGCATAAAAATACTAATGCAATAAAAATACAAATTGCTTTATTAGAAACTGGTTCAGGTAATAAATATTTAAATAATAGCGGAGCTTGGGTAACATCATCAAGTACTTATATAACTTTTCCTGCTGCTTCCCAAACAGCTAATTATGACGTATTTAGTTTACAAATACCTCCATTTTTTACAAATTTTAATTCAGGTTTAGAACAGTTTTTAATGGGCTATATAAATGTAAAAATAAGATGTGATGCAGGATCTACATTTATAAGAAACTTTAAATTAATACAAGGAGAAACAGAGGTAAAGTTTGCTGTAATACAAAATAGTACTTCTACTGACAAGAGTACGGCAGAGGTTTTTGAACAACCTTATGGTCAAATATATCCTAATACCTATAACCAACAGATTTTAACATTTGGTTCTTTATTTAATAGTTCAGGCGTATTTTTAAAGACTTGGAATTTCCAAAGCGTAGGCTTACTTGTAGGTGGTGTTTTACCAATAGAATACTTGGCATATCAATATATAAAAATATACCAAAGAAACATTGCAACTCTTGAAGCTGACATAGGAGCTATAAAAGGAACAAATGGCTATGTGTATTTAGATAAAGTATTTACTGTTACTGATTCTAGTACAGGTAGTTTAAGCTATAATGGTAAAAAGTTTACTGCTAATAGGCTTACTTTATCTCCTTATGCAGATGAAACAAACTCATTACAATTAATTGAAATATATTATGATGAATCTTTAATATTCTTAGTTCCTAATTATATCACAGATGTAGGTCAACTTGGTCCTTTCTGGAATCTAAACTTAAATATAAATCTATAAAATAATAACTTATAAATAATGGCATCAGTAATAAACGGAACGAATATAGTATTATATAAGTACGACACAAATAAGCAATACTATTTCAATGGTTCTATAAATCAAGGAGTAACTGTAAATGGCTTTGCTTGTAGAGAGTTAAGCACAACTCAAATAGTTGCTAGTTCAACTG